TAATATTAATTTAGTTCAAAATTCATTATCAGATAAAATTAAAATTGCTTTTTCACTTATAAATAAAAATGCTACTAGTTATACCAATCCAGGTAGTTTAAAAATTATTTTAGAATTTATTGATAGTAACGGAAAGTATGCAAGATCTTTAATTACGGTAACTAACAATGCTGGTGGAATTGATTTTTCTACAAATAGGTATATTGTACAAGAAAAAAGTTTGTCTGATTTTACCCAACAAACAGGATTTTCGTGGCAATATGTAAATTCTTTAAAAATATATTCTTGTGTTGTAACTTCAAATGCAGTAGTAGACACACACTATATTGCTTTTGATGCAATTAGATTTGATAATATAAGTACACAAAATCCATTATATGGATTGGTTGGATACACCGTTGTTAAAAATACAAATGGAGAAGCAATTGCAAAGTCTCCAAACACAAATAATTATGTTGAGTTTAGAATGGCATTAGATGTTGGAATTATTGGAGATATTCCATAATGGTAGATGCAAATATTAAAAAAATAAAAATATTAAATAAAGACTTGCCACCAATAAATACATTAAATCAACATGTACTAAGATATAGAGTAATTTCTGATGACAGAAACAGGTCTTCTGAATGGTCTTCAATTTACGCTGTTCCTTCCTATGCTATTCCATCACTTTCTACATCCATTATTAACTTAGCAATCGCTTCTGGTACCGTAACTGTTACCACAGCCTCTGCACACGGTCTTAGTGTTGGCCAGAGTGTTACTTTTTCTAACACAGTGGCTCCATTCACTGCTGTTACTGGAGCGCAAACAATCCTAACTGTTCCAACAACAAATATTTTTACAGTTCTTATTGGTTCAAGTACAGTTTCACCTGCTGCTACAACTGGTACTGTTGCATCTATTACTGTAAATAAAGTTGGAGTTACAACAGCCCCTGCTGGTTTTTTCTCTGTTTCTTGGACAGACACTAACCTAAGACCAAAATATGATGTTTTTGTTAAATTTGATAATGCAGCATCTTATTCATATCATGGAACAGCAACTGGAAATGTGTATACCTTTCCAAATACTGGAACAATTAATGTTAGAGTAACAATTCAGCCAGAAGGAATTTCAAAAATAAGAAACGTTGCTTTAACTCTTTTTGAGTCTGTCGTAATAGCAATACCATAAGTTAAATGATATAATGGAGGAATAATGGGAAAATTAATTGTGCCACAAAGAGGGCAACCGCTAGATGTTTCGTATATGTATGACATTGTTCAGGCTCTAAATGAACTTCAAGATCAAGTTGGATCTTCGATTCAAGATGTTCTTGTAGTAGTTGACGAAACCAATAAATCAAGAAGTACTAAAATGAATAGATCAGCAGCCTTTGGAGTTACTGCGCCAGTTATAACGGCAACAAGTGTTGAGTTAAATAAAACATATCCAGTAACAGTTTCTTTTGAAGTTAAGTTTAACTCTAAACCAATTGTGGTTGCTACGCCAAACAATATTGGTGGAACGGAACCAGGAAAAAGTGCTAATGTTGTTATTACAAAAATTACAAATAATAGTGCTGAATTTTTAGTAAGTTTTACCACTGCGGGACTTGCAACGGTTTCCTTAAATGTGCTTGCAATGGGAATTCCTATTTAATGAAATGTTCAAGATGTGGCGGTATTGTTTTTGTTGACAGACAATACAGCACAAAAGAACATCTTGAAGTGTATTGTGTAATTTGTGGTAAAAGAAAATTTTATCATCCACCAGACAGCAGTAAAGAGGGATCATGGATTCTACAACAGGAAATATTGAGGGCCAAAACTACAATCAGTCCGCTATAGTTTCGGGCAATAAGACTATTTGGTTTTTAAATAATGATTTAGTTAAGGTCCATCACAGAAATAGATCAGACGGAATTGTTGCACTTTATAATATAAATAAAGATAGGATTGAAACTTGTTTTATTGCGGAATTTAAAAAGAAAAGAGAAAAGGCATATACTATTGGTGAAACTGCTATACTTATCAATAGGCATAAAAAATATATTCCTACTCTTATTAAACGTGGAACAATTCCAGCACCAATAGGATCTAGCATAGGTGGAAAGCGTGGCTGGCAGATAAGATGTTATTATTCAGAAAGTCACATAAGGGAAATAAGAGACATCTTGGCATCAATTCACATTGGTCAACCAAGAAAAGATGGTCTTGTAACAAACAATATGACTCCTACCAAACAAGAGTTGACTAGAAGAATGGGCGATGGTATACTTACATATACGAGAACTGAAGATGGACGTTTTATTCCGATATGGTCGGAGAGTATCTAACTAACTGAATGGATGTAAAATGGAAAACGATAACACTAAGGTTTCTGTAACTTTAGGCTACACACTTAATCTTGGAAACTTCCAATCATTAAGACTTGATCTTGGAGTTGTTGACTCTAAGAAAGATGGAGAGACAACTAATGAAGCAATGGAACGTGTTTACAAGTTTGTTGAAGATAAACTAACTGACAAAATTAACGAAGCCAAAGCAGAAATTTCTGAGTAATGCCAGAGCGCAAAGACCGAATGGCTTTGCTTTCAAGGTATAGTAAATACCACAAAGAAAGATATGATGTAAAGCCATCAATGAATCTTAACGTTGAGCAATGGGCAGCAGATGCTCTTATTCAGTCGTATGGAATTGAAGAATGCTACGATATTTTAGAATACTATTTTAAAGTTACTGAGAGTCCATCTTGGAATACTTTTGCATACCAGGCAGAAAAAATTATTAAGGCTAAAAAAGATAAAGATCAAGATGATGTAGAACGTGCACAGAGAAGGTTAATGGCAAAGGAGTGGCTCAATGGCTAGCATTGAATCAAAGGTATTAAATGCAGTCTTAAAAGATAAACAAATTCATGTTTTATTACAAGCAAATGTTGACGGACTTCTACGAACACATCTAGATGTATGGACATTCATTAGAAAATATTTTGAGGCAAACAGTTCTGTTCCACCACTATCTTTAGTAATTGAAAAGTTTAGAGATTTTGAAGTAGTTGATGATGTTGGAGCAACCAAGCACCACCTTTCAGAATTACAAGGTGATTATTTAAATGATAGTCTTAAAACAATTCTACGTTCTGCAGCAGGAGAAGTACAAAGTGGCAACTCAGTAGTTGCCCTAGACTCTTTAATTACTCAAACCTCAGAACTTAAAAAGAATACATCCTCCGTTAGAGATATTGATGCCACTGACTTTGAATCCGCTGCTGCTTACTTTGATCATTTGCGTAAAATGGAAGAGGCTGGGATTACAGGGATTAAAACTGGATTGCCAGGATTTGATAACTATCTTCCAAGTGGTATTGCTCCAGGCCAACTGGGAGTGTTTTTAGCCTATCCAGGCATTGGTAAGTCATGGCTTGCTCTTTATTTTGCGGTACAGGCATGGAAGCAAGGCAAAACCCCATTAGTAATCAGCCTTGAAATGTCTGAAACAGAAGTTAGAAACCGTGTATTTACAATTATGGGCGAAGGTCTTTGGTCACACAGAAAGATTAGTCAGGGTCATGTTGAGCCAGAGATGTTTAAAACTTGGCACAAAGATAAGGTTGCTGGAAAGAATCCATTTCATATTATTTCAAATGATCAGGGTGGAGAGATTAGCCCATCAGTTCTACGTGGAAAAATAGATCAATACCGTCCAGACTTTGTTATTGTTGACTACCTACAGTTAATGAGTCCAAACCAGAAGTCAGATAACGAAACAGTAAGAATGAAAAACCTTTCTCGTGAACTAAAGTTAATGGCTATTGGAGAAGAAGTTCCTATTATTGCGATATCTTCTGCAACACCAGATGATGTAAATGACCTTAGTAGTGTTCCAACACTTGGACAAACTGCCTGGTCAAGACAGATTGCCTATGATGCAGACTGGGTAATTGCACTTGGTAGAGCAACTAACAGCGATATTATTGAATGTGCCTTTAGAAAAAATAGAAATGGCTTTATGGGTGAGTTCCTAGTTCAAGTTGACTTTGACAAAGGTTATTATCGCTACAAGGATTATGAAGATAAGCAGTTATAATAAGATGTGTCAATTCATCATAAGCCTATAAAATGTTTTAAACTAGATGGCAACATCAAGGATGAGTCAGACATCTATAGACTAAAAGAAGAATATATTAGAATATTGTTAGTACAAATGAGAGAAAGTGCCTATGTTCCAAGAATTGACATAGACCCAGACTTTACGGTATACTACAATGAAAGCAAAAACTGGTTTGAATTTAAATTGACGGTATATGGAATCTACGTAGGGAAAAAGAATATTGAATGGATGATCGCAGCAGACGGGTACAATCCGATATATACACAGAAGACCAAATTAAAAGAGTTCTCATCGGCTCTGGAATCACAATACAATCAGAAGTAGATTCTGACTACATAATTTTCTGTCCATATCACAATAACAACAGGACTCCTGCTGGAGAAGTATCAAAAGAAAGTGGATTGTTCTTTTGTTTTGGGTGCCAACAAGTTGCTAACCTGCAAGAACTAGTAATGAAGATGAGCAACAGATCATATTTTGAAAGTTTGCGGTATATAAAAAGCAAAGAGCAAGAGTCTGACATTACTCAAATAGTAGCAAAACAACTATATACCCCACCAACATTTGTACAGTATGACGAAGTTATTATTAAGAGACTGAACTCACAAGCACTTGAATCCCCAAGAGCAATGAGATACTTTGATGGAAGACTTGTAACTAAGTCATCAGTTAGTAAGTTTAACCTAGGATATTCTGAGAAGCAGGATATGGTTACAATTCCAGTTCACTCTCCAGAAGGAATGGTAATTGGTTTTGTTGGCAGAAGTCTTGAAGGAAAAGATTTTAAGAATACTCCAGGACTTCCAAAGAGTAAAACATTATTTAATTTGCACAGAGTAAAGGCAAATGATAAGGTGTATGTTGTTGAATCATCATTTGATGCAATAAGATTAGATCAAGTTGGCATGCCAGCAGTGGCTACTCTTGGAGCAACTATTTCAAAAAATCAAGTGGAGTTATTAGAAAAATACTTTAATGAGATCTATTTAATAGCAGATAATGATGAGGCTGGAAAATCAATGTCTAAAAAAATGATTGATAAGTTAAAGTCAAGGGTATCAATAATACAACTAGACACCAAGTATAAAGATATCGGAGATATGCAAGACTCTGATATAATTAAGTTAAGTAGTTCGATTGATAACTCTATATTAGAAATGTTGAGGTAGTTATGAGCGTAAAAAATGTGTTTGATTCAATTAAAGAAAATTCAACAATCGTTGATGTCTTTATGGAAAATCAAAAAAAATATATGATGATGCTTTCATTTGCACAAGAAGTATTGCGAGAGGCTTCATCCCTGTCTCCACAAGATAGAGAGATGATTGCAGCATATACATCATACTTAAACGGATGTAGATATTGCTATGGATCCCATCGTCTTTTTGCAGAATCAGTAGATGCTGAGATTGAGGTTTTAGATGGCGGAATTCAATCAATTCCTAATAGAATGACACCAATTTTTAATTTAGTAGAACAGTTAACTAAGCATCCATCAAGTATGACTAACAAGTTATATGATGAATGTTACGATGCTGGATTTACACAAGACCAGGTTAAAGATGCTGTTGCTGTTTGTGCTGCATTTAATTTTTATAACAGAATTGTTGAAGGTCATGGAGTTCAGGAAAATTCTGAAAGTTGGGCTTCCGCTGCACAACAAATAAACAAGGCTGGATATGACCAAAGATATTAAAGAAATTGTTATTGTTGGTGGTGGAACTGCTGGTTGGATATCTGCACTTTTTTTTAGCAGGGTTCAAAAAGAACAGTATAACATAACAGTTATTGAGCCATCAACAATTCCAATTATTGGTGTTGGAGAATCAACAAGTGGAAGAATTCAAGATCTATTAAAAGGAAAATATTTTCCAATAGAAACATCACCAGAGGATTTTTTAGATAAAACAGATACCTTAAAAAGATACGGTATAAGATATAAGAATTGGAATAATAGCAATGCAGATTTTATTATTCCATTCGATAATCCAACTAAGTATTATCCAAAATCTAATGTTGGGAAGTTTGATCATTTTATATATGCATACGAAAAATATGGTGCATCCAACATACATAAGGCAACTTTTATGGGGCAAGCATTTGAACATAATGTTGACTTAAACACATCTGGATTTCATTCAGACGCACACGATATGGCTATGTTTTTTAAAAAAATAGCATTAAATAAAAAAAATGTAAAATATATTGATGCAGTAGTTAAAGAAATTAATTTAAATCAAAATGGTTTTATAGAAAGCCTCAATTTAAACGATGATCTAAAGATTGGTGGAGACCTTTTTGTAGATTGTTCTGGTTTTAAAAGAGTTTTGATAAATAAAATGGAAATGGGTTGGGAGTCCTACGACAAACATATTCCAACAAACTCTGTACTTACATTTAGAACACCTTCAGAAAGTTCTCCAAAAACTTTAACAACATCAACCGCACTGTCTGCCGGATGGATGTTTAACATTCCAGTAAAAAATAGAATTGGAAATGGATATGTTTATGATAATAATTTTATTTCTGCGGATGAAGCCAAACTAGAAATAGAAAATCTTTTGAAAACAGAAATTAATCCAGGAAAAACAATGTCGTGGAGTAATGGAAGATTAAAAAAGTTTTGGAATAAAAACTGTATTGCTTTTGGTATTTCATCATTTTTTGTTGACCCACTTACTGGATCATCAATTACAACTACAATCAATCAAATAGACACTTTTACAAAACAATTTTTACAAAACAGTTTTGAAAAAACATTTAATGAATTAAATGAAAAAATGTATAATAATATTTGCATTAAACAATCAGAAATGTATTTGGATGTTTCAAATTTAATGTTTATAGGTAAAAATGATACTGCTTTATTTTGGCAAAAATGTAGCAAAAAAGAATTTATGACAGATAGAGTAAGTGATTTTATTGAAATGTTTAAGCATACAATTCCACTAAATGAGGCATACGGTTTAGATTATTATGATAATTTATATTCTTTTTTCTTACAAATATCATTAGGAAAAGAGTTAATTTCAAAAGAAGTTGCCAAAAAAAGTTTAGAAAATAAAGGAACTTATAATCAGGTACGTGACGCATATGAAGCATTAAATAAAGAATTTTATAAGGCATATTATGTTTCGCCAGAAGATTGTGAAAAATATGAATTGCAAAAAGGTGTTCCATATGGTACACTAATTAGTAACTACAAACAAAGGAGAAAGATATGAGCGTAGTAAAGGGACTAAAAAATATCAACGCCCTGCTCGACAAACCAAAATACGATGAAAACTCACCAAAGGTAAGATGGCTTAAACTTGCTGATGGACAATCAGTAAAGATTCGCTTTAT